AAAGGTAATAAGGAAAAGTATAGAAGATTATGGCAAGAACACTAACGACAGCAGTAACAAACGAACTGGCAACAAATGATATTAGACCAGTTCATCTTGTATCAATAGGTTTCTCAACTCCTGTCAATTTGACAGATGCTTCTTTTGACATTACTTCATCAGTATCAGGATCAAGCAAAACATATTCAGCATCAGCTTTTTTAATTACAGTTCCTACATTTACAGAAGAAACAGATGTAACAAAAACAACTGTAAATGTTGCATTATCAGGTGCAAATACAACTTTTATATCAACAGTTTTAAACGAGAATATTGTAAATGATACAGTAGATATATTTAGAGGTTTTTTAAACTCATCTAACGCTGTTATAGCTGATCCAATATTATTATATTCAGGCAATGTAGATACATTTCAAATAGAAGAAACAGAGACAACATCTACTGTTAATTTATCTGTTGTATCTCATTGGGCAGACTTTGAAAAAAAATCAGGCAGACAAACAAACAATAATTCACAGCAAAGATTTTTTAGTACAGATGTTGGTATGGATTTTGCATCACAAACTGTATTAGATATTAAATGGGGTAGAAAATAATGGGAATTTTTAAAGCCGCAAAACGAGCAGTAAAAACTGTAACAAAAGTTTTTAGAGCAGTAAAAATAAGTAGTTTTTTAGGTAAAATAAATCCTTTTGTTGCTCTTGGAGTTTTTGCTGTTGGTTGGTTGTTTTTAAGATCAAGAAAACCTGAAGTTCCAGATTTTGGTACAAATGATTTTGAAGAAACAGAGAGAGGTATATTATTAAATAAACAATCTAATAATGCTTCAATACCTGTTATATATGGAACAAGACTTGTAGGTGGAACAAGAGTATTTATAGAAACATCAGGAACAGATAATGAGTTTTTATATATAGCTCTAGTTTTATCAGAAGGTGAAATCAATGGTATTACAGAAATAAGAGTAGATGATAAAGTAGTTACATTTACTGGAGCTATGGCCGACAACACTCAAAGAACAGTAGCAAGTTCAGATAGTAATTTTTATAAAAGTGATGTTAGTTATATTACAATTGAACCGCATTTTGGTGCTGATGGTCAATCTTCTTCAAGTTTGTTATCAGAATTATCAAGCTGGGGAACAAATCATAAGTTATCAGGTGTTGCATATTTAGCACTTAAATTTAAGTGGAATGGAGATGTGTTTGGAGGTGTGCCACAGGTCCAGGCAAAAGTACAAGGTAAAAAAATTGTAACATTAGCTTCTAATCTTACAGAACAAACAGCATCATTCAACACAAATCCTGCTTTTTGTTTATTAGACTATTTAAGAAATGAAAGATATGGAAAAGGAATTGCAACAGGAAATTTAGATTTACAAAGTTTTTTTGATGCGTCAGTAGTTTGTTCAACACAAGTCACACCATTTTCAGGAGGGTCACAAATAAATTTATTTGATTGCAATGGAGTGATTGATACATCAAGAAAAGTTATTGATAATGTCAGAGATATACTAAGAGGTTGCAGAGGTTATCTACCTTATGTTCAGGGTAAATATAGATTAGTAATAGAAACAACTGGATCAGCTAGTTTATCTTTAGGCGAAGATGATATTATTGGTGGATACTCTTTAGCTTCACCATCTAAAAATACAAAATTTAACAGAGTAATAGCAACATTTATAAATCCAGATCGTAACTTTCAAGCAGATCAAATTACTTTTCCTCCAACAGATGATAGTAGTTTGCCATCAGCAGATCAACACGCAACAATGAAAACAGCAGATGGAGGTTTTTTATTAGAAGGTAGATTTGATTTTAAGACATTAACTTCTCCGTACCAAACGGAAGAGATGGCAGAAATAATATTAAGAAGAAGCAGAGAATCTATTGGGCTAAATATTACTGTTGGTTTTAAAGCATATGCACTACACATAGGAGACATAGTAAATATAACAATATCCAGTCTAGGTTTTTCATCAAAAGCATTCCGAGTTTTGTCAATGACATTTAATGAAGATTATACCATAGAACTTAATTTAGTAGAACACCAAGATAGCTTTTATACTTTTGCTACAAAAGGAGAAGTATCAAGCACACCAACTACTAACTTGCCTGATCCTTTTACAATTCAAGCACCAGCATCTGTAACTTTATCAGATGAGCTTATTGAATATTCTGATGGAATTGTAATAACAAGATTAAATATATTAATAGGAGCTTCACCAGATCAATTTGTTTCAAATTATCAAGTTGAAGCAAAACAAACTTCTGAGTCTGATTTTAAAATAATATCAACAGGATCACAATTATCACATGAGTTATTAAACGTAAAAGATGATGTTGAATATAGTGTAAGAGTAAAAGCAATAAATAGTTTTGGTGTATCAAGCACATTTACATCTGCAACAAGAACAATAGTAGGTGCAACAGATATACCTAGTGATGTAACAGATTTATCTGTAAGTTTAGTGGGATCAAATCAAATGGAGTTATCTTGGACTCCTGTTACAGATTTAGATATTTCTTGGTATGAAGTAAGGTTTCAAGATGTTACAAGTGGTTCAACTTGGAATGAGAGTACACCTCTTGCAAAAGTTGTAAGACGTAAATCAAATTCATTAGTAGTAAATTTTGCTACTGGCACATTTTGTATAAAAGCTGTTGATAAATTAGGTAACAGTTCAGCTAATGCCTCATTTGTAACAACAAATATTAGTAGTCAAGCAAACTTTGTAAGGACAGCAACATTTAGTGAGTAATTATGGCAGATTTTAATGGAACAAGAGATTCAAACGTAGCAATTAGTACAGACTTTGCCGCTAGGAAAGTTTTAATACTTGATACAATAACTGACTTTGATGATGGTGTAGGTAATTTAGATTCTGCACAAGGTGATTTTGATTTAGGTGGTACAGACTCAACATCTAATCCAACTAATTTTAATGGCAATGTAGTATCATCTGGTTTTTATACTTTTGCAAACACTCTAAGTTTGGATGCTATTTATGATGTATCGTTAGGTGCAATAGCAAGTATGTCATCTGAAGATGAGTATGATAAATTTGATGATGGTAGAGGAGCAACAATATTTGAAGATGCAAAAGGTCCATTTGACGGATCAGCAGAAATACAATGTGGAGCTGAAGTACAAGTTGGTGCAGATGACACATCTCTAGCCAATATAACTACATTCCAAAAAGTAGCCCAACAAAGCACAATCAAAGGAAGATTTTTTAAATTTAGATGTAAAATTACATCAGATAATAACAAGGTAAGGGCAAAAGTTCATGATCTTAAATTTACAGTTAATTTTGAGAAAAGAACAGAGACAGGAGAGGATATTGCCTCATCAGCATCAGGTACAACTATAACCTTCACAAATGCCTTCTTTGCAACTCCATCAATAGGTATTGCTGGTCAGGGTATGGCAGTTGGTGACTTTTTTACTCTCAGCAGTAAATCTAAAACAGGATTTACAATTCAGTTTTTTAATAGTAGTAATACAGGTATAAGCAGAACATTTGATTTTCAAGCAGTAGGATATGGTTTGAAATCTACTTAAAAAATATATATAAGAGGAATTATGGCACAAGTTTCAGATGTAACATTAGACAATCAGGGTTTCGCAAGTTTTAGGACAGAACTTAACAATATTCTAGCGGCAGTAAATTCATCCCATATAGGCAGTTCAGCTCCTGGATCAGTAACTGCTGGAACAGTTTGGGTTGATAACTCTAGCTCTGGTACGCTATCTATCAAGATTAATGATGGATCAGATAATCTTACACTATTTTCAATTAACACATCAACAAACGCAATAACATTACCTGGTGGAGTAAGTGTAACGGAATCAGACCCAAATGCGATTCCATTTGCAATAGCTTTAGGAGGGTAGATGGCAAATAACTTTTTATCAACAGAAGTATCTTTATCAAACGCTTCCGAAACAACTATAATATCTGCAACAAGTAATAAGCAAATCATTGTAGGTTTAAACTGTGCAAATACAGGTACAGCTACTCTTACACTAGATGTAACTCTTAGAGATGGATCAAATGATTTTAAACTTGTTAAAGGTGTTTCTATTCCACCTAATTCTAAGGTAGAAATAGTAAAAGGTAAAATTGTTTTGGGATCAGGATACAGCTTGAAAGCACAATCAAGTGCATCAGGTGGAGACGTAGATATTGTTGTTGGATTATTAACTGACGTAGCATAAGGAGCTTAAATGGAAGAAAAAGACAATATTCTTTATGTAGGTAACAAGCCAGGAGTAAATAACGTGGATTGTTATAACAAAAAAGATATTACAAGAGATGTAAGAATAACTGCTGATTCAAATGCAGTATTAGCAGGACCTGTAACAATATCAGGCACAGTAACAGTAGAATCAGGAGCAACTTTAATAGTAGTATGAGTAAGATAGAAGTAAATACAGTAGATGTTCAATGTGGATCAACATTAACTTTAGGTTCATCAGGTAAAACAGTTTCTATTGCAAGTGGAGCTTCTACAAGCGGAATGGGTCGTACTGGAACAGTTGATTGGTGTACTACTGCAAAGACAAGTCCATTTACAGCAGTCAATGGTGATGGATTTTTTGTAAATACAACAGGAGGTGTAATAACAGTAACACTTCCAAGCTCACCTTCTCAGGGTGATATTGTAGCATTTAAAGATTATGCAGGTACTTGGGATACTAATAATGTTACACTATGTAGAAATGGCTCAAAAATAAATGGAGAATGTACTAATACCAGTTTATCAACAAAAGCACAATCAGTTACACTAATCTATGTTGATAGTACAAAAGGTTGGCAAGATATACAAGACTCAACAGCTAACGTAACAGGAGTAAATTACATATCAGCAAGTGGTGGTGCGGCAACTGTAACTTGTGGAAATTTTAAAACACATATTTTTACATCTGATGCTACATTTACAGTTTCAAGTGCATCTAATTCACCAACATTTAACAAAGTAGAATATTTAGTAATAGGTGGTGGTGGACAAGGGGGTAATGGACAAGATGCTAATGGTTATGCTGGCGGTGGTGGAGGTGCAGGAGGTTTTAGATATTATACAACAGTTTCAGGATCAAATTCACCTTTAGTTGCACCAGCAGGTCTAGATGTTTCTGCTACAGCTTATCCAATAACTGTTGGAGCAGGAGGAACTGGTCCTTGTGGTCCAGGAGGTTCTGCATCAACATTTTCAACTATAACATCTGCTGGTGGAGGTGCAGGAGCAATCACTAATAATCCAAGTCCATCAGAGCCATCACCAAGTAGAATTAATGGCGTAGATGGTGGTTCAGGCGGTGGAGGATCATCAATATCAGGAGTAGACGGAACTGCTGGAGCAGGAAATACTCCTCCAGTTTCACCACCACAAGGTAATCCTGGAGGTAATGGAACAAGAAGTGGAACTACTGGTGGCGGTGGTGGAGGTGGTGCAGGTGCAGTAGGTTCAGCAGGTGGTTCTGGAGATGGTGGAGATGGTGGAGTAGGTTCATATATAGCAGATGCATTTGTAGGTCCAACAGCACCAAGCTATGGAACACCTGGTCCAGTTTCATCAACAAGATATTTTTCTGGTGGGGGTGGCGGTGGAGGTGGTCATTATCCAAATAGTGCAGGTGTTGGATTTGGAACAGGAGGTTCAGGTGGAGGATCAGCAGGTACAACTACTGGAGATACAGTAAATGCGACAGCAAATACAGGAGGAGGTGGTGGAGGTGCAAGTGGTAAAGGTTCTACACCAGCATACGCTAATGGTGGATCAGGAATAGTTTTAATAAGGTATAGGTATCAATAGGTAGATTATGACAAGTGAAATAAAAGTAAATAAAGTATCAGATTCATGCGGAAGTGCATTAGTAACTAAATGTGGTTCTACAATTACATTAGGTGCAAGTGGTAAAACAGTTGCAATAGCTTCAGGTGCAAGTACGTCAGGCATGGGTAGAACTGGTGCTGTTGATTGGTGTACAACAGCTAAAACAAGTCCATTTTCAGGTGTTAATGGACAAGGTTATTTTGTTAATACAGAGGGTGGTGCTGTTACAATAACTTTACCAGCTAGTCCTAGTGCTGGTGATATTGTTGCAATAAAAGATTATAAAGGAACTTTTCAAACAAATGCTCTTACTATTGGAAGAAACGGATCAAAATTAAATCAAACTTGTCTTGATAGTGTTGTATCAGAGAGACATAAATCTTTAACTATGATTTACGTTGATGCGACAGTTGGTTGGAAAAGTATTGAGGAAGGAGCTGGAAATATTGGAGATAAATTTTTATGTGCTTCAGGTGGAACTAAAATTACAAGTGGAGATTATACTTCTCATATATTTACTGCTGATGATACATTAACTGTCAATTCAATTTCAAATATTTCAGCAAATAATGTAGTAGATTATTTAGTTGTAGGTGGTGGCGGAGGTGGTGGTCAAGGAGCAGACCCAGCATATATGGCAGGAGGTGCAGGAGCTGGTGGATTTAGATTATCAAATGATACTTGTATGTCAGCACCAGTAACATCTCCTTTAGCAACCCCAACTGGAATTACATTAGGCGTAGGATCAGTTCCCATAACTGTTGGAGCTGGTGGAGCAAGAGCTTCAGGTGATAATTCTGGAGGAAGTAATGGTAATAATTCTGTTTTTTCTACAATTACATCTGCTGGCGGTGGCAAAGGTGGAGGCGGAACTGGTCCAGATAGTACAGGTGGAAATGGTGGATCAGGTGGCGGAGGAACATCAGGCGGAGGTGGTGGAACTGGAAACACTCCTCCAGTAAGTCCTCCACAAGGTCAAAATGGTTCAACAAGTCCTCCAGGTAATACTAATGGCGGAGGTGCTGGTGGAGGTGCTGGTGCGGCAGGTGCTTTTGCAACACCAACTCCTGGTAAAGGTGGAATTGGAGGTATTGGAAGTTATGTAGATAATAGTATGTTTGGAGCAAGTGCATCTTCATACGGAGAAGCTGGACCAGTTTCTAATGCCAGATATTTCGCTGGTGGAGGAAGTGGAGCTTCAAATTCTCCAGAAGGTCCAGGTAATGTATCTGGTGGAATTGGTGGAGGAGGAGATGGAGGAACAGGTAATCCATCTACTAATGGTGGTAATGGTTCTGATAATACTGGAGGTGGTGCTGGTGGAGGATCTGGTGAAGGATCAGGATCAGGATTAGCTGGAATTGGTGGAAGTGGTATCATAGTAATTAGATATAAATCAAACTAGGTTAAATTATGAGTGAACTTAAAGTAAATAAAATCACTCCTAAGACTGGCACATCAATCCAATTAGGAGAATCAGGCGATACAATAACAATCCCTTGTGGTGCAACATTAACTAATAATGGAACAGCAACAGGTTTTGGTTTATCTTTTTGTACAACTGTAAAAACTTCTCCATTCACAGCTACAGCTAATAAAGGTTTTTTAATTAATACAGGTTCAGCAGTTACAGTAACTTTACCAGCTTCGCCAGCAACTGGTGCAGAAGTAATTATTGTAGATCAAACTGGTCAAGCGGCAACAAATAACATTACACTTGGTAGAAATGGAAGTAAAATAAAAGGTGGTTGTGTAGATTTATTAATGACTACAAATAGAGGTGGGTTAAGATTAGTTTATTCAGGTTCATCACAAGGTTGGATTACAGCGACTGCTGGAAATGATGCAACAGCATCACCTGCATTTATGTCAGCTTCAGGAGGAACAGAAACGATTTCAGGAAATTATAAAATTCATACATTCACATCAGACGGAACTTTTACAGTAAATAGCTCTGCTGTAAGTTCATCTAATAATGAAGTTTCATATTTGATTATTGCAGGTGGGGGATCAGGTGGTTCTTCAGTACATGGAGCAGGTGGAGGTGCTGGTGGTTTTAGAGAATCAAAATCTGGAGTTGATTCTTATACAGCTTCACCATTGGAAGGTTCAACAAATGTTACAGTTTCAGCACAATCTTATCCAATTACAGTTGGAGCTGGTGGAACAGGTGTATTAAATCAAACAGGTGTATCAGGTTCAAACTCAATTTTTAGTTCAATAACTTCTGCTGGTGGTGGTGGTGGTGGCGGTTATGCACAATCATCACCTTATGCTTCATCAGCAGGGGGTTCAGGAGGTGGAGGTGTAGGTAATTCACCAGTAGGAGGAGGAACTGGAGGAGCAGGTAATACACCACCAGTTAGTCCATCACAAGGAAATAATGGTGGTAATGGTTCTGGTTCAGGACTTCAATATGGTGCTGGAGGAGGTGGTGGAGCAACTGCAGTTGGAGCAAATGGAACTGGCCCTGCTGGTGGTGCAGGAGGAGCAGGAGCATCAACTGAAATATCAGGTTCAGCAGTAACTAGAGCAGGAGGTGGTGGAGGAAGTGCATATAGATCATCTGCACCTATACCATCTGCTGGAGGTGCTGGTGGAAGTGGAGGAGGTGGTGCTGGATCACCGAGTCAAGGAACTGCTGGAACAGCTAACACAGGAGGAGGTGGTGGTGGTAGTGAAAGAGTTTATGATGGACCATCTGCGGATAATAAAGTTGGAGGAAATGGTGGATCTGGTGTAGTCATAATAAGATATAAATACCAATGACAACTATAAAAGTAGATAAGATAACTCCAGGAAGTGGAACAACAACTACTCTAGGAGATAGTGGAGATACATTTACTATTCCAGCAGGAACAACTTTACAAAATTTAGGTTCTACAAATTTAGGTGATGCTTTAACTTATTGCTCAACTACAAAGTCAGCTTCTTTTACAGCAGTAGCAAACAAAGGTTATTTTATAAATACATCAGATGCTAGTCCTTTTTTAAATTATGCAGTTACAGTAGCTTCAGGAACTTTATATGTAACAGGTGGTACAGGAAATGTTTTTTATTTAGATGGTTCAAGAACAATGGCTATCACACTTTTAAAAGGTAGGACATACAGATTTACACAATCAGATAGTTCAAATGATGGTCACCCTTTATTTATTTCTACATCTAATTCTACAAATACTTCAACAGTAACTGCCGCAATAGTTTCAAGTGGAGTTTCATATTATTTAGATGGAGCAAGTACACAATCTGCTTATGTAAATACTACAAGTTTTAATGCGGCAACAACAAGATATATAGAGTTTCAACCACAAACAACAGGCACATTTTATTTCGCTTGTTATATTCATGGTATCGGAATGGGTGGTGCTATAACATCTCAAGAATTAACAGTTACTCTACCAAGCAGTCCAACAGTAGGAACAGAAATGATTATTATTGATTCTACTGGTAATGCTTCTACAAATAATATTGTTGTTGGTAGAGGTGGTTCAAAAATTAAAGGAATATGTAATGATGCAACTTTAAAAACAGATAGAGTAGGAGTAAGATTAATTTATTCAGATGCTAGTCAAGGTTGGGTTACTATTACAAGTGCAAATGAAACAGCACCTGCTTTAAATCAAACTTTATATGTTACAGCTTCAGGTGGAACAGAAACAACGAGTGGAGATTATAAAATACATACCTTTAATTCTGATGGTAATTTTGTTGTATCAAGTGGTGGTAATTCCAATGGATCAAACACAGTAGATTATTTAGTCGTAGCAGGTGGTGGAGGTGGAGCATCAGGTGCAGGAGGTGCTGGTGGAGGAGGTGCTGGTGGTTATAGATTTTCAGATGGGACAGCATCAGGTTGTTATTCTGCTGGACCATCACCTTTAGGAGCAACAGGTTTATCTGTTACAGCACAAACATATCCTATAAGTGTTGGTGCTGGAGGAAGAGCAGGTAGTAATTCACCAAGTCCAGGTTATGATGGTGGTACTGGTGCTAATTCAATATTTTCAACAATTACTTCAGCAGGAGGTGGTGGAGGAAGAGAATCACCATCACGAACAGATGGGAATGGTGGATCTGGTGGTGGAGGTAGTTATCAAACAACAAGTGGTGGTTCAGGTAATACACCTCCAGTATCACCACCACAGGGAAATGATGGAGGGTCTGGTGCAATACCTGGAGCATATAATACTAGCGGAGGTGGAGGTGGTGGAGCAGGTGCAGTAGGTGGACCAGGACCAACAGGCACGAGTTCAAGAGCAGGTGCTGGTGGTGCTGGATTAGCAAATTCAATAAATGCGTCTGCTGTTACAAGAGCAAGTGGTGGGAATGGTCATGGACAAGCAGGAGGTAATGTAACTAACCCTACACCAACACCTGGAGGTGGAGGTGCATCAGGTTCAAGTGGAACTGCCAATACTGGAGGCGGTGGTGGAAGTAATGCTCCAGGAGGTGGAGCAGGTGGATCAGGAGTAGTAATTATTAGGTATAAATACCAAAATTAAATATTTGTGATAAAATAAAAATAATGATATAGGAGGATATATGGCACATTACGCAAAATTAGGAATAAACAGTAAAGTTATAGCAGTTCATGTTGTAGCTGACAAAGATTGTCAGAATGCAGATGGTATTGAAGATGAAGAAGTAGGCAGACAGTTTTTAGAAAATATACATAACTGGCCGCTATGGAAAAAAACATCTTATAATACTATGAATAATAAACATTCATCAGGTGATAACTCAAAAGCATTTAGAGGTAATTATGCTGGTATAGGTATGTTTTATGATGAAGATAATGATATTTTTATCGGTAAAAAACCTTTTGCTAGTTGGGTTCTTAATAAAGAAGAAGCAAGATGGCAGTCACCAGTAGGTGATGCACCTGAGTTAGAAGAAGCAGAAGTTAAGACTCATATGTACGAGTGGAACGAAGAAAATCAAAGCTGGGATAAAACAGAAAAATAATCTTTATGCAAAAACAGGTGGTGTCTGAAATTGCTATTATTCATGGAACAGTAGATAGTCCAAAAGGTTTTGAAATAGATCGTGAAAAAATTAAAAACGATATAATAAGTTCTTTTGTTTCAAATAAAAAATTTAATGACTCTGACTATGAAGTTCCTTTTTCTCAACCTTTACAATGGTTTCAAGATTATATTAGAGATTTTTTTAAAAGTGAACATGGCCAAACACTTATACCAAAATCTAACTTTGCATATATTTTAAATCCAGGCCAAGCATCAATTAATCGTAATACAGTAGATTTAGTAGATTTAAGAAACTCACCTGATTATACACTTTTATATGGTGTGGATATTGATGATAAACTTGATGTAACAATAGAATATAATGACAACCGCAGGGCGAACAGGTCCTGGACTTTACCTTTACAAAATAACAAATTTATAATATTCCCAAGTATGCAGAGATTTTACGTTTCTCAAAATAAAACAAAAAGGATACAAACTATTTTACTTACATCTTATGAATATATCTAATCACTATTGGTATTTTCAATCTGCAATTCCTCCAAGAATATGTGATGACATTGTTAAATATGGTTTAGCATCAAAAGAAAACGAAATACAAGCTCTTACAGGTGGATTTGGCAGAGACAGGGATTTAAACAAATCACCTCTTACAAAAGAAGAAATGCAAAATTTAAAAAAAAAAAGGGATTCAAATATTGTTTGGATGAATGACAGATGGATATATAAAGAAATCCAACCTTATGTCCATCAAGCTAATACAAACGCAGGATGGAATTTTATGTGGGAGTATTCAGAATCTTGTCAATTTACAATATATAAAAAAGGCCAATATTACGACTGGCATTGTGATAGTTGGGACAAACCATATATGGAAGAAGGACCAACAAAAGGTAAAATTAGAAAATTATCAGTAACAGTTTCTTTAACAGACCCAAAAGAATATAAAGGTGGAGAGTTAGAATTTGATTTTAGAAATGAAGATCCTGATAAAAAACCAAACGTGAGAACTTGCACAGAAATTTTACCAAAAGGTAGTCTTGTAGTTTTTCCTAGTTTTGTTTGGCATAGAGTAAAACCAGTAACGAAAGGAGTAAGGTATAGTCTAGTAATATGGAATCTAGGTTATCCGTTTAGATAATATGATACAAGGTGGAAGCGAACAAAAACCAAAAAACCATGTAGATTTTAAAAGTGAGTTTTATTTTTCAACTCCAATATGGGTAGCACAAGCACCTATGTTTTTAAAATCAATGACTAAGATAACAGATAAATACATAAAAAAAGCTGATAAGTTATTAAAACAAAATTTAAAAAAAGAGCCAAAATGGAAACAAGCAATAGGTGATTTTGGTTTATCAAGACATAGCGAAAGTTTTTCTAATGATCCACAAGCTAAGGAGTTTGTAAATTTTTGTGGTGCTAGAAGTTTTGAATTTTTAGACTGGCAAGGTTTTGATTTAAGAAGTCATAGCTTACATTTTACAGAGTTTTGGGTACAAGAATTTAGTAAAAAAGGTGGAGGTCATCACGATACTCATGTTCATTGGAATCAGCACGTCTCAGGTTTTTACTTTTTAAAATGTAGCGAAAGGACTTCTGTGCCAGTAATTCATGATCCAAGAATGGGTGCAAGGATGACAAAGCTACCACAAAAAGACCCTAGTAAAATTTCATTAGCAAGTGAACAAATACATTTTAAAATTCAACCAGGAACAATGATAATTATACCTGGATATTTACCACATCAATACATTGTAGATGCTGGTTTAGATAATTTTAGATTTATACATTGGAATATAAAAGCAGTAGAAACAAGTATCTCAAAAGAAAAGAGTATTAAATGAGTTTTCAAAAAAATAAATATGTAGTTATTAAAGAGGCAATACCAAAAAACATAGCAGAATTTTGTTATAATTATTTTCTTTTAAAAAGACAGGTAGCAAGGACAATGTTTGATACAAGGTATATATCACCATTTACAACAGAGTTTGGTATATGGAATGATGAACAAGTCCCTAATACATATTCACATTATGCAGATTTAGTTATGGAAACTTTATTGATGAAATGTTTAGATGTAATGGAAAAAACAACAAAACTTAAATTAAATCCAACATACTCTTACGCAAGAATATATAAAACAGGAGATGTATTACACAGACATAAAGATAGATTTAGTTGTGAAATATCAACAACACTTAATTTAGGTGGTGACCTATGGCCAATATATTTAGAAAATAAAAAGAATGTTGGAATACCAGATGGAAAAAAATATACAGCTTCAAGTAAAAATAAAGGCAAAGCAATAGTTTTAAAACCAGGAGATATGCTTGTGTATCAAGGTATGATTTTAGAACATTGGAGAGAGGAGTTTCAAGGTAACGATTGCTGTCAGGTTTTTTTACATTACAATAATCAAAAATCAAAAAATGCAGATAAAAATATTTATGATGGCCGTAAGCATTTAGGACTTCCTTCTTGGTTCAAACAATGATAATAATTTACTTGGTGTGGGAGCTTACCACCAAACCACCAGCTCCCATGCCTGTATATGATAAAAATTTTAAATATAATACGTCATAATAAGGAGAACATATGGAAGAAATTAAACAGCGAATTAAAGAACATGAAGGGTTTAGGGATACTGTGTATTCCGATAGCTTGGGTTTTGCTACTATTGGTTATGGTCATCTTGTATTACCCAACGATCCTTATGTTGAGGGCGTTACTTATAGCAAAGATGATCTTGAAAAAGTCTTTGATAATGATTTTAAAATAGCTGAAAAATCAGCAAACGAGCTTCTTACAGAAATAAAACATAACCATATAATTAAAGGTGTAATAATTGAAATGTGTTTTCAATTAGGCAAACCCAGAGTTATGAAGTTTAAAAAAATGTGGGAAGCATTAAGAAATAATAATCTTGATAAAGCATCAGCAGAAATGATAGACTCTGCATGGCATAAGCAAACAACTAAAAGATGTGAAGCTCTTGCTAATATAATGAAAACAGCGAACAAATAAGGTAATATGAAACTAACAAAAAAACAAAAGAAACTTCCGATAGCATTACAAAAAGCTATTATGAAGAAACAGAAAAAAACAAAAAAACGAAAGAAGAGGTAAATATGGGTCCTTACGGAATGAAAAGAAAAAAAAAGAAAAAGAAGAAAAAGAAAAAGAAAAGATAATGGTAAAGGTAGCATCTATTAAAAATATAATAAAAGGTCTCAAACCAGGTCAGCAAAAGACTATGAGACGACACGCAAGACATCACTCATTAAAACATATGAGATCAATGGCTAGATTAATGAGTGGTGCTGGTGGAAAGAGAAAACGAACATTTGGTCAAGCACACCGAATAGCAATGAGAAGTGTAGGAAAATGAAAAGAAGAAGAGTACAAAAAGATAAGAAAACAAAAATACCAAAAAAGTATCTTACTGGTCTTACAGGTAGAAGAAGGTCCAGAAGAGCAAAACTTATCAAACAAGTTTCTGCTATATACAAAAAAGGTGGGTATATACCTGTTGAACTTTTAAGAAGAAGGACTAGAGCATAATGGCAAGAAAATTTAGACGACCTTTATCTGCGGCTACTAAAGCTACATTACGAAGAAAAGCAAAAGCAAGAAAAGGTATATCCTATTCAACATTAGTAAAAGTATATCGTAGAGGACAAGGAGCATTTTTATCATCTGGTTCAAGAAGAGTCCCTATGGCGGCTTGGTCTATGGGAAGAGTCAATAGTTTCCTTAGAGGATCAAGAAAACATGACCTTGATTTGCGTAGAAAAAAGCGTAAAAGATAAAAATGGCAACAGTAAGTCAAAAAAACAAAGAGCATTTGATTCGTATAGAAGGTGAGATAGCACTTCTTAAACACGAGATACAAACTATTCGTGGCAATCACTTAGCACATTTAGATCAAAGAGTTTCAAGAATGGAAAAAGTTATGTGGTCTATTTGTTTGATTGCGGCTACTCACTTGATCTACACACTTCTCCAGTAAATTTGCTTTTATACACAATTCACGTTATAAGCGAAGTATATGAAAAGGATACTCGTTATTTCAGATATGCACATTCCATATCATCACAAAGACTCAATAGAGTTTTTAAAATGTGTTAAAAAAGAATTTAAACCTGATTTTATTGTCAATATAGGTGATCTTTTAG